CGCAAGGCCAATCCGTAATAATTACTGGCTGCGGATCACCATTTAATGGCACTCACACAGTAACCGATGACGAAATTTCAGATTATGTATTCACAGTCGCAATCACCAATGCAGATATATTGGAGAAAAATATCATCCCAGCAGGAAACGCTGCGCTCTCTGGACTATCAACCTATGTCGGAAATGCCAATGCTGAAGCTGCAATTCTGGCTATCTCAGTCGAAATCTTCCAAGCTAGAACAGCCGCTGGTGGATCAATCGAAGGCGTAGATTTTGCCGTTACCCCTTACCGCTTATCTAAGAATTTACTTGCCAAAGTAACTGGCTTACTTGGGCCATACCTTGATGTAGAGACGATGGTCGGTTAATGCCATCAACAATTGCTACAGATGTTAGGGGCGCTATAAAGACTGCGCTTGCTGGCGTAGCTGCCAATATCTACGATGCCGTTCCAGAAGCGCCCATCGTTCCAGCAATAATTTGCATCCCAGATTCGCCCTATATGGAACTTGAAGTCTTAGGCAAATCCACAACTCGCGTTAAATTAAATTACACCATAACTGCTTGCGTTGCTTATTTTAGTAATGCAGCTGCCCTAGATAACTTAGAGCAAATGGTCATTAGTATTCTTGGAGCATTAAATGCTTCCAAGTATGAGTTATCAATAGTCGAAAGACCTTCGGTAACCGAAGTAGGAACTACTACCCTGTTAGTTTCAGATATACGCTTGAGCGTCCGCTACGAGCAAACCGCATAGGAGACCTAAATGCCAACAACAGTAATAACTGGGCGCGATGTTAGTTTTACCATTGGTGGTAACAACTTCGATGCTCAAACTACTTCTGCAGTTTTAAGCTGCGAAACAATTATCGAGACTTATCAAACCCTTGATGGTCGCGCTTATAAGTCCGTAGATAAGCAATGGACTTTTACACTTGAACTATTGCAGGATTGGGGAGCGACTGGCTCTCTATTTGAAATTATTTGGGGCGTAGCAGAATCAGCGCCTAATACTGCAATCTCAACAGTATTTACAGCCGCATCTGGCGCAACTTTTACATTCAATGTTCTGCCAATCTTCCCAACTGCTGGTGGAGCTGCTCCGGGAGCACTTACCGACACTTGGACGATGACAGTTGTTGGACAACCAGCGGAGTCCTTTACCTAAGAGATCGGAGCATCGGGAGCTATGAAATCACAAATAAAAATTGAATATAACTCGGGCGAGGAAGTAACTTATGTTGCCCAACCGCCCGAGTATGCCAAATGGGAGAAAGCAACTGGCAAGACGATTGGCGAATTAGGCGGTGTCTGGGACATTATGTTTTTGGCATATAACGCAATGAAACGCGAAGCGGCTGGTAAGCCAGTTAAATCTTTCGAAGTATGGATGGAGACAGTTGCAGATATCGATGTGGTGAATGAAAACCCAAAAGCCACACCGCTGGAAGCCTAAACTATCTTCTAACGCTTCTGGCAATTGAGACGCGGATTCCAAAACAATATTGGGATGATGCGGAAGATGTCTTGACAGCCTTGGAAATACTAAAGGAGAGAAATGGTGGCAAGTGATCCGATTACTTATGATCGTAGCGAGCTACGCGGTATTCTTAAAGCCTTTAAAGCAATGGATGACCAAGCAGTTCAAGAAGCAAGAGCTGAAAGTAATGCCCTTGCAACCTACGCCGCCAATCAAATCAAAGTTACCGCTATGGGACGAACGGTCGCGAGTGCTGGTGTTCGGAGAGTTGCCGAAGGTGTCAGAATCAGCAAGTCATCTAAAATCGGCGAATTCTCATATGGCTTTGCATCTCAAAGGTTTTCTGGTGGCGCAACAACGCAAAAGCTTTGGGCAGGACTTGAATTTGGAAGTAACCGCTATCGCCAGTTCCCCAGACGCACTCCCAATCAAGGACGCGGCAATTCTGGCTACTTTATCTACCCGACACTTCGCAAGATTCAGCCTGAACTAATTCGCAAATGGGAAGAAGCTTTTGCTGCAATTGTAAAGAAATGGGGATAACAAATGGCTGGTAATAGAACGCTTAAGTTATCCATCCTTGCAGATGTTGATGATTTAAAGAAAAAGCTTGGCCAAGGTGAAAAAGAAGTTGAAGGCTTTGGCAATAAGCTAGGGGAATTTGGAAAGAAGGCTGCCGCCGCTTTTGCGGTTGCCGCTGCCGCTGCTGCTGCTTATGCAGGTAAGTTGCTTATAGATGGCGTTAAAGCAGCTATCGAAGATGAAAAGGCTCAAGTCAAATTAGCTCAGACTTTAGAAAATACCACTGGCGCTACTAGAGAACAGATAAAAGCGGTAGAAGATCAAATTTTAAAGATGTCTTTGGCTACTGGCGTTGCTGATGACAAACTAAGACCTTCTTTTGAAAAGCTAGTAAGAGCGACTAATGATGTTGAAAAAGCGCAGAAATTACAGACTTTAGCTTTGGATATTGCTGCTGGTTCGGGCAAGGATTTAGAGGCAGTCAGCGTAGCCCTTGCTAAGGCTTATGATGGCAACAACACTTCGCTACAGCGTCTTGGCGTAGGACTTTCTGCTGCTGAGTTAAAATCAATGAGCTTTGATGATGTAACTAAATCACTAGCCCAAACCTTTGGCGGCCAAGCTTCGGTTCAGGCAGATACTTTTAGTGGCAAAATGGCAAGGATGCAGGTTGCCTTTGATGAGGCTAAAGAATCTGTAGGCGCTCGATTATTGCCTATCCTAACTCAATTACTAGATACTTTTAATACCAAAGTTGGCCCAGCGGTTCAAGCTATTCAAGATAAATTAAAACCTTTGACTAAAGCCATTGACGATAACAAAGAAGAATTCACCGCTCTTTGGAATTTCCTTAATAAATATATTGTCCCTATAATGGTTGGGGCTTTAAAAAACGCTTTTAGCGGCATAGTAACTGGTATTACCGCAGTGGTTAGCATTGTAGGCAAAGCAGTCAATTTCTTTCAAGACCTATATGATGCTTATAAGAAAATCGTAGATTTTATAAAGAACAATCCTTTAAGCCAGTTTCTCGGCAAATTAAATCCTTTTAGCAATTCTAGCTTTGGTGGAGCAGATTTCTCAATTGGCGGCGGTGATAACGAAGTAGATGAGTTAGGTCGCCCAGTTGTGGTCAATGCTGGCGGCGGTGGCGGTGGCGGTGGCGGTGGCGGTGGCGGTTCTACAGCGCCTAGAGGCGGCACACTTGATGGCGCTAAAGTTTATGAAGTTAATGGCAGAAAGATATTGGTTCCTGCTGGTTTAGATGAGGCTCAAGCCCAAGCTTATGCAGAACGAGTAGCTGCATCAATACAAAGAAAAGAAGATTTGATTGCCGAGACTGCAAGAATACGAGAAGGAATAGCAGCTCGTAATGCTGGCAATATTAGTGCTACAGATTCTGGAAGCCAAGCTATTGTTATCAATGTAAATGCTCCTTCAGCCATAGACGAAGAAGGATTTACTCGAGCCGTAGTTTCAGCTTTAAACACTAGCAATGCTCGTAACGGCGGTGGAGGCGCTATTCTTGGCGGCCTAGTAGCAGAATGACTTTTTGGAATCCAGTTTATAGAGTTAAGGTCGATGGCGTTACAGTTACTGGCGCGACCCTTAGCGGGCTAACTATTACCTCGGGTCGCACCGATATTTATCAGCAGCCAATTGCTGGTTACTGTAATTTAAGTCTTATAGAGACCGCTGAAGCTGCAGTTCCCTATGAAGTGAATGACGCAGTAACAATAGAAGTCCAAGATTCTAATGGTGATTATGTCAATCTTTTTGGCGGCTTTATTACTGACTTAGGCATTACAGTCCAAACTTCAGGATCAACGGCCACCAGCCAACAGATTAGAATCGTTGCAGTAGGAGCTTTAGCGCGACTTGCTAGGGCAGTTTATACTGGCAACTTTGCCCATCAATTTGATGGAGACCGCATTGAGGAATTGCTTAGCGGCGTATTATTTGACCAATGGAATGAAGTGCCAGCGGCAGAGGCTTGGAACGATTATGACGCAACTACTCAATGG